GGTTAAAATTAGAAATAATGCTTTGTTTTTCATTTAATTTAGTATCTACATAAATCTTTTGAGGGTAGTCTAAGTCTGTTATGTTTGGTGTGAAGTCTTGATTACCAGCTAACCCTCTATAGTCTGTATTTTCAGAATCTACATAAGTAGCATCTTCTTGTACTTTTATAGCTGATTTACCTATTGTTTCAGTATTGTTTTGCATAAAAGGATAATAATCAGGAGTGACACCTACTTTACCAAAATTAATAATGTTATCCCCACAAAATAAACCTAAAGCATCCCCATCTTGAGAAAGTTCTAAATCCCCAGTAATAGGATTTCCGCTTGTTGTTCCTGATAGTGGAACATATCCTGCTAATTCTTCCGATAAATTAAATTGTTCTGTTGCTTCAGAATTTTCATTATAAACTGCTGTAATTTTGTTACCTTCAGTTGATGTTGGTAATTCTGGTATTTTCTTTGAGTTTGAAATTAAATCATTAACAAATCCTGTCAGTGTGTTTAATCTTTCTATTATTACGTTAAAATCCATTTTGTGTTTTTTATTAATTAATTCTTATATATTCCGCTTCTGAATCTCCAGATAATAATCCAATCAGTTCTAAATTTGTAAATACTGTTTGTGTATTTGCAGTTCCTTGATTCCAAACATCTCCAGCTTCTAATAATTTGGCTTTTAGTGAATAAAAATTGCTTTTACCCATTCTACTAACTTCTGGATTTTCTGTTAACTTATAAGGCACGTTTTCAATTATTAAATTATCATGCTTCAAAGCTAAAACAATTTTTCTTATCATTCCTGTTGTCAAATAATTAACTTCAAAATCAGCTCCATTATAATTTACAGCATCAATTGAAATAACTTGTGAATCTGTTAATTGGTTTTCAATATTTCCATCGAATGATTGTGTATTTATATCTGCAAAATTAAGTCTGTTTTTCATTTGAATTCCAGAGTAGAAATAAATATCTGTATTCTTTGAATTATACCAAATAATCTCTAAACTTTTTGGAAATCTTGTTTTTACATTTATTTTCTCTGAAATATAAAAAACATCTGGGAACAACTCATCAACTTCTGTTTGATAAAATCTCATTCCAATTGTAAACATTTTATTTAAAAAATCATTCATTGGAGTGTTGAATTCCCAAATATCATAACTTTCTTTATTGTAGATTGTTTGAATTGTTCCTGGTGTTGGATTGTCTAATAAAATATTAATGTTTAAAATTAAACTCCTTTCTCCATTATCTGCTAATCTTATGTTTACAATCTGTACAGTTCCATAAGTAGTTTCAACCCAAGTTCCAACAATTCCATAAGGCGGTAAAAGTCCGTTTAATTCGTATGTTCCAATAACATCTGTAGTATCGTAATCGTAGATATTTCCTGCTGTAAATAAAACCGCTAATTGTCCTTCAAAAGTGTAATATGTGCAATCTCTTTTATCACTTAATCCAATATTATTTACAATTTTATTTGCTGTTAATTCGGTTTCAATTCCTAAATTATCCTTTGCGAAAACTTCAACATTTTGATAACTTGTTTTTATTTGTGTTGGTATTGTATCACAACTTTGAAATAATTGAATAAATCTATTTGGCTTTAAATCTTGATTTTCTTGACAACTTAAAGTATTAAAAACGTTTTTATAATTTCCACAATTTTGATGGTTTACAATTCTTACAAATCTTATAGAGTTACTTTCAGAAACAAATACATAAGGCGTTGTTATATTCCCATTAGTATCTCCATTGTTAATTACCGAAACTGTCTTTTGACATCCGTAAACATCTTTAATTCTTAAAGTATATGTTCCAATTTCTAAACCTGCAAATAGTGCTTCTGGTTGATAATTAACGCCATCTATTGAATAAAGTAATCCTAAAAATTCAAACCCTAATTGATTAATTACTATTATCAAATTATTGTTTGAAAAATATGCATTAATATTAACTTCACTTAATGAATCAGTAAATCCAAAAGTCAATAATGTAGCTCCTCCGCTCTGAAATAAATATCCGTAATTCCGTCCATAAGTTTCGCAATCAAATCTATTTGGAATTGTAACCGGTCTATCAATTCCTAATTCTACATTTCTAACATTATAAACTCCACTTGCATAAGCAAATATAATCTCTGCATTTTCGCTTGATTGGTTTGTTAAAAATATACTATCGCAAGGCGTTGCTGTTTGAAATGAAATATAATCATAATCAGAAATCATTTCCCAAACACAAATCAAATTTGTGGTGGCTGTTGAATCAATCGTTACTTCAATTGTATCATTTACTCTTGCATAACTTACTGTTGTCATATAGCCACCAACAGAACCACTAAAAACATAATTTACACTATTTAAGAAAGATAATGTTTTATTAATAGTATCGTTTAAATCTGTTCCTATGCCAATTTGAAAAGGTGCGTTATTAGAACCAACTTTATAATTTAAATCTAAATAATTTAGAGTGTTTGCATAAGTTATTATCGATCCGTTAATGTAAATTTTATATTGGAATGACTTTGTAGCAATTAGTTGCTGCTTAAAATCTAATATTATTTTCTTTGTAGCCATTTTAAATATTTGCTTTTATTAGTACAAATTTACCTTCTTTACTTGGTTTTACTGATGGTCTTATAAAACCGTATTCTATTTTATTGAACTCGTTTACAAACTTAATTAATTTATACGGATTATTTACAATGTATTGAAATTGAGCCATCGATATTTTTTTCTCGAATGAAATTGTTTCTGGTAAAAAATAAGGAACTGATAAAACATCATTTTGAATTGATACACGTTCCGGATAATCTGTAACTAATTGTGAATTTCCTTCTGTACTTGCGTACTCAAATAATTCTGTCGGATATAATTGTAAACCCGTTGATATAGTTTTTGACTTTCTTAATACAGAATTAAATGGACTTAATCTTAAATTAATTGCAGTATTTGGACTAAATATACCTGTCGGTATTACATCAAAATCCATTTCCCAATGGCGTACTCTATAAATTCCTGTACTCACTAAATAACAATCAAATGCAAAATTAAATTTATCATATTTAGTATCTTTTTTTGGATTGTTGATGTATTGTTCAATTTGAGCCAATGTTGCGCCATATCCATCAAATCTAACTTTAGAAATTGCACTAAATTTATTATCTAAAGCCGTTAAACAAGTTGAATATGATGTTCTAATGTTAAATTCATCTAGTCCATTTACTTCTTCATAAAGTCCATTAAAATCACATCCTATTTCAACATTTGAATAATGTAAACTTGCTTCAATTTCTCTTTCAATATTTAAAACATTACCCAAATCAATACCAACTATATTTTGGTAAACATCTCCTTTCTTTTCAACTCTTACGGTATTATTTTGAATAATCAAACAAATATCATCAATCGCACTCAAACTATTGTAAACTTCTTCTAATGATGTTGTAATGTTTTTATCCGGAACTTGCCTAATTTTAAAACCATTTGTAAACAATAAATCCTTCCAAGTAGTTGAAAGAAGTGTTGATTGAAAACTATTTTTACCTGTAACAATTTTAAAAAGTCGCTCAAAAACTTGATAGTAAGTTAACGCATTGCAATCCGTTGTTTCTGCAATATCTATTTCTTGAGCTAATATTTCAACTTCTTTAAACTCAAAATACCATTGATTATTTTGCAAATAAGGACTCCCGAAAAAAGGATTCATTCTTAATCCTAAAGAATCTCCAACTGCTAAATCAATATCAGTTGTATAATCTATTGTAAATTCTTTTAACTCATTCTCTACAATTCCAAATTCGCCTCCAGTATCATTAGAAACGTCTAATAAAACAGTTTCTTCAAAACTTTCTAATTCGTTGCCTCCATCTTCATGTATTTTGTCTAAAAATATTCTAAATCTTGCAAGTGGATTATTTGGAGTATTAAATTTTGCTTTAACTTTAATTTTAATATTTATATTGATTGTTTTTTGTTTATCAGATACTAAAAAAAATACCGTTCCTGCATTATAAACTACGTGCCCATCAAATATTCTTATAATTTTAGCAGTTGGAACATCTAAAAAATTAGCTGAATCAACTGGTGCTAATGTTTCAACAAAATTTTCATCACTTTTATATTTTAAAAATAAAGGAATAGCAAAGTCAACTAAAGCATCAAAACTACTCGAACCTTTATAAATTGCTTTAACTATATTATCTTCGTTATTATAAAATGTTTCTCTAAAAATGTCAGTACCTTGAAATAATAACTTTTTGTAAACTAATGGCTCTAAAACTCCGTTCTTTAAATCTTTTAATCTTTCAAGTTCGTAGTTGTCTTTAAATCGGCTTTCAATGTTTGAGAAAAATTCACTTTCTTTCATCTTTATTGAAATATAATTTTTCTTTTGTTTATAAGTTGAAAAATCAAAATTTGCAGAATAGTTTAGTTCCCATTCATCTGTATTTTCATTACGTTCTTCTCTTTCAAGTCTAACATTTGCCTTGATTCCATTTACTTCTTTTTCTCCTTTTAACAATTGAAAACCTAATCCGTAAAATTCCAATGAAGAATTTAAAACGGTCATTATTCCTTCAAATTTAGTGGAACGCATTAATTCTAAATTATCCTGATCCCATCCTTTAGGTTCTTCAATAATCTGACTTCCAAAAGTATTTCCGTAAATCGTATATCTAACTCGATTAAATCTATTTAATTGGTTCATATTTATTAATTAAAAAAATTAGATGGTTTTCTACCAAAATCAAAATTAATTTGATTGTTGTTATTAATTTTAGCTTTCTTAAATCCTTTTTCAATTCCTTTTTCAATTTTTCCAGACAATCCATTTAGTTCTTTTCCTAAATAATTGTCAAAAGCTTGAAGTTGATTTGCTTGATTTACAAATGAAGCCATTATTGATGCATTTTCCAAAGACATTTTATTTTTCTGAAAGTCTTCTAGAGATTTATGCACAATATCTCCTGCTTTCAAGTTTACTATTCGATTTCTACCAGAATAAACTCTTACTTTTCCATCTTTACTTTCAACTGGCTCAATTCTCTTTTCGTTAATCAATGCGGTTTCTTCTGGACCATCTAAACGCCCTTTTTCATATTGTGGTAATGGTGTTGATAATACAGTTGCTAAACGAACTCCAGCCGATGCAATAGACAATGCATTTATAGCTTGATTTGCTGGAAATGGAAAAGTCGCATTATTATTTGCGATTTCTTGTTGTAATTTAATTCCAATATCTGCAACGGCTAAAAGTTTATTAAACAATGCTTGTCTTCTTTGAAGTGCAATTTTTCTTTGCTGCAATTCATTTTCTTTTCTTTCTTTTTCTTCTTGAAGCAATTGTTCTTGTTCACTTCCTGCTTCTGCATTTGCTAATAATGAATCGTAATATTCATTTGATTTTTCAATCTGGCGATCATAATCCGATATTTGATTTTCAAATAATTGACTTCCTAAATCTTTTATTGAATTATAAAGTTCGATTCTACCTTCATAAACCGCATCGTTAAATCTACGTTCTTCTTCTTTTACTCTCAAAAGATTGTCGATTTCTTGTTGAGTTTTTGCATTATCCGCTTCTGCAACTCGTTTTTTACTTGCAATTATTTCGGCATCCGCATCTTGTAACGCCTTGTTATTAAATAATTGTTCATTTATTTGTTCTTCTGAAAGATTATTTATAACTCCATTTTCTCTGATTTCTAACTCGATTCTTTCTTTACTTCTGATTGCTCTTTCAAGTTGAATTTCGGCTTCTCTACGATTAATATCGTTTGCTGATTCTTTAGAAATATTATTTATTTCTTGTAGTTTTCTTTGGATTTGTTCAATAGTCATATCGTTACCGATTTCCGATAACATATTTCCTAATTCTTGAATTCCTTTCAGTTCTACATTTCCAATCTCAATACTTCCTTTTTGGAAATTAATTTCATCCCACGCTTTACGCATTTGACCTACTAATTCCTTATTTGCATTTATTAAGTTTTGAGCTTGGTTTTCGTAAATAATATTTTGTTGATTGGTGTTGTCTTTTATAATTCCAGTTCTATCATATTGCAGGTTTTCTTCTGCATCTTTCATCACTTTGTTATAATCTGCTCTTGAAATTTTGCCTTCTTTTAATTCGTTCTGGCGTTGTTCTTTAATGTTGAAATATTCGTTTTGAATAGTTCTTAATCTGTCATTTGTAGAAAATTCCAAAACCCTTAATTGTTCTTTGGCTTCCATATTTGCCAAATCAATTAAGTTATTATAATATTGCTCTGATGCTTGTAATCTTAAATCAAAATTACTCGCTTCATCGTCCATTATATCCTTATTTGCATTTGCAACATTTGTTAATCTTAAATGCAAAAGTTCGTATTCATTAGCCAAATAATCTTCTCTAGCTTTAGTATTTAGTTTTATTGATTTTGTGTTTTGGTCTGTCTTATCAGTTTGATAATCTAATCCAATTGATGCTTTATCATTAACTATTACATATCCTGTAATTCTATCGACAACCTCTGTTAATGCTTTCTTTTCATCTTCTTGTGCTTTAATTTTTCTTTTTATTTCTTCAACATTTCCAGCGGTTTGAACTGCTTGGAATGCTTCTGCATCACCTCTACTTCTGTTTACTTTAATTACATTTTTAACTGCATCTGCATTTCTAATTTCAGCATTTGTAAGTTTTATTTTTAATTGATATAAATTTTCATCAATATCTATTATTTTACTTTGTTCTGATTGAATTTTATTCATTGCAGCTGTTGATTTTGCTCTGGCTAATAATGCTTCAGTAAGTTTTTTTTCTGCAACTTCTGTTTTTCCTGCAAGTATTTCTTCTTTTGTCAATCCTTCAAAATAAAATGGATATTGTTGTATAATTTTATCAACTGCAATTAAACGTTCTTTTTTGCTTAAATTATTGTCTTTTGCAATTGCTAAATTAGATTTTAATTCTACCGTTTCATCTTTAACTGCTTTAGTTCCTTCAATTGTAGCTTCATTTAATAATTTTTGACTTTCTGCAACTGCATTTATTTTTGCGCTACCTCCTGTTAATTCTTTGAAAAAAGTAGCAATTTCTTTACCATATAAAGCAAGTAAAAGCAATCCAATAGACATTATCGTATTAAAAGATAATAAAGCATTTCCGACTTGTTTCCAAACTGGAACTATTTCTTGACCTTTTTTAATTAAATCTTGATTTGCTGCAACTGCTTTTTTAATCTCATCAACTGCAATTGGAATGTTGTTTGAAATACCTAAAGCAAAAGTTTGAAATCCAAATGTTGCTGATGGTAATTCTCGAGCGATTTGCCCTATTGAATTACTCAAACCAGTATTTGCTCTTTCATATTGCCCTACATACTCCCTTGCATCTCCAATTGATGCTTTACCAGCTTTTATTGCATTATCGTATTTCTGAAACTGAATTGTTGCTGCTGCGAGTTCTGCTGTTTGTGCATCGGTTAGTTTTGTTCCAAGTGCAATTTGTGCGTTATAATCTGCAACGGTTCTACTTGCACGAATTCTTTCAACTGATAACTTTTGAATGTAAGTAGTTAAACCAGTATTTAAAACTTCTTCTTCTTTTGTAAGTTTTAATAACTGGCTTTGAGCAACTGAATTATTAGTTATTGCAGTTGTATTATTTCGCTTTGCGGTTGTATAATTATCTACTTTTTTAGCTAATTGAGTGTAACTATCTTGTAGTTTGTTATGTTCAATTTGCAGTTTTTTAATAATAGTTTGGCTTTCGGCTAACTTTTTATTCATATCTCCATTTGAAGTTGATGGAGTTGCAAATTGAATTTGATTAGCTTTTGCAGTTTTTGAAGTTGCAATAATTTGTTCTGATAACATTTCCATCAAAACAATCAAATCTTCAACTTGCTTTTTAGCTACTTCTTCTACGACTTTATTTAAACTTGTTGCCATTATTCTGTTGGATTAGATTGTTTTTTCTTATTCAATTCTTTTACTTGTTTCTCTAAAACTGCAAATTCAAGTAATGATGTTTTTTTTGGGTTAATTTTACCAATATTTAATATTCTTTGGTAAATCAAAAGCATTTCATACAAATTAAAAGTATAGTTACTGTCTTTTTCTTCTGTTTCCGCTTCATTCTCGCTTTCTGGGTATATTTCGTTATGCAAACTCTCAATCGTTATCTGCAACGCTTCTATTTCGTTTTTAATCTCAATCAATGCATCAATTAAAGGAATTTCTTTGTTTACATCAAATCCCCAACTTTCTAACTCTGAAATTAAACTATCAAATGTTTTTGGAGCAATAACATTTAATGCTACTTGTGTTTGCAACATATCAATCAAAACAACTCCGAAATGACATTTTAAAATAAGTTCTTCTTTGTATGAAATTAAATCAAATTTAGTAGTCATATTTTCTTGACCTCTTAAAGTTGCAAATTCTGTATTAATTTCTTCAAACTTATTTTCCAAAACTTCAATTTTCGGCATCGCTCCGGAACGAACTAATAAATTATAGTTTTTTGTTTCTATAATTTTGAAATATTTATCAATCATTAATTCCTCACAATTTTTATATAAAATCGTTTTTTTTCTTTTCATTAACTTTCCAATAGTTCCCATATTTTTGGTATAATTATTTCGTTGTTTACTTGTTCTTGGTTCTTTGGATTTAATCCTAAAAGATTGTCGTATTTTCCTTTAACACTTTCTCCAAAATCTACTCTTGAATTAAAATCAAATGTGATATTTCCGCTTTCTTTTACAATTATTATATTTCTGTGAATGTAACCATTAATGTATAAATTAGGTGCATTTGGGTTTCTTCTTGGGTTTGGTGTTATTTGTTGTTTCCACTTTATGTAACCTCTGGCTTGTCCTTGTGTTTTAAAATATGGGTCTTCTGTATAAAGCGGATGCAAATCTTCTCCTGTGTTACTTTTACCATCGTAAATTTGATTTTTTTGTAATTGAATTATTCTTTTTTCATTTTGATAAATAGCATTTTCAACCGTTTCTGGTATCTTTTCCAAAAGAGATTTATAATGTTTTATTAATTTATCAATCGTAATATCTGCCATTTTAAAATGAATTTAAAAACAAAAAGGAGTGAAGCCACCGACCTCACTCCCTTTCTCAATTAACTAACCTAAAAAATCTAAACTGCTACTGCACTATCGGTATTTGACTTGTAAAGCCTGTTACCTTTTTTGATAATTCCAGTTGTAAATGCTGACGCATTCAATCTCAAAGTTACAACATCATCGGCTGCTAATGCTCCGACAAAAGTACCTGTGTAAACTTTAGTTGTTGAATTTTGAGCTACTGTTGCAAAAGCTACTGGAGTACCATTTTTAACAAACTCTAAATCTGTAACTGCTAAAGTTCCAAAATCAATCGGTTTTCTATCTGCATTTGTTTTAACTGTAAATGTTACAGTTGTTGCAAGTGCGGCTGGAACTGCACTAAATTTAACTAACGCATCGTTAACACCGTCTAATGAAGCTAATCTTACATCATGTTGAGCTTGAACTGTCCAACTTCCATCTTGATCTCTTTCACTTCTGTAAAGTTCTTGAAGTTTCAATTTTGACATTGATGTATCTGCTCCATTTCCATCCTTAATTGGATCAACTGAAATCATTCCAACAGTAATACCTTTTACATAAGTTTCAGTAGATGTGTATAAAAATGATAAAGCCGTATCCAAATAAATAACATCATAATTTCCAAAACTTTCTAAAGTTCTAATTGCCTGGTCGAAGTAGTTACCATTTTTAAACGTGAAAGCTCTTGTGTAAGGACTTTTTCCAGCCGTTGTTATAATGTTAGAACCAGTATCAGTTACTTCATTATCTGCTGCGGTCAAGTCTTCAACTGCTGTAATCCCTGCTAAAACAATAGCTTTTCCTTCTTGTTGAAGTTGTTGCAAATAAGCAATTGAAAATGCTTCTTCATATTCAAAACCTTGTGGAGTAAAAATCAAAATTGATGTTCTTTGAAAATTAAATTTACAATTGTAAGTTCCAGTTCCTTTAACTCCTGCTGCATCGCAATTAAGTCTATTAATTTGCGCTTGTAATTCTGGTGATATTGCCATTTTTTATAAATTTTAAATGTATTGTTTTGATTGTAAAAATTTAATTCCTTTTTCAGAACTAAGTTCAATCGTATCTCCTTTTTGGTACTCTTTTTCTCCGTGAGTGAAATTGTTTTTCACTTTAAAAGATTGTTTTTTTTGCACTATTTCTTTTGGTGCTTTTGCTTTTTTGTCTTCTGCACTCATTATATTGGTTTTTAATGATTAAACTTTAACAACAACAAGTATCGTTCATTTGGTATTCAACTTCTAAATTAAATTTAAAAACGTGATAAGGTTGCATATCGTTTTGTTGTTCATAACTAATTCCTTGCAATGCTTTATCATATCCAAATTCTAAAGTATTTAACCAAACATTATCAAATTGATTTAAAATTAATTCTACATCATTTTGAACTTCTGCATCTGCTCTATGCGTAACTTGTGGTTTTACTTTTGATAAATCAACAATAAAAATCAATTCTAAATCCGTTTTCCAATTTAACATATCTTCTTTTGTTGCTTTTGCTCTTTGTAAAAAGAAAAATTTACTTTTTTCTGCAACTGATATTAATTGGTATTCTTTTTTACTTACAAATCGATTAATCGTTTTTTTACCTTCATTTTCTAAAATGTAACATCTTTCATATGCTTCTAAATCAATACTCCAAGTTACATTTAATTGATCATACAATTCTTTTTGAATCTTTGCTATTGTAGCATCTAATCCTATTGGATTTGTTTTTGAATAAATCATATTGAACTCATTTCAATTTCTAAATCTGAATCATCACTTTCTACAAGTTGAGTGTCAAATGTTCTACTCATAACCCGCAATGCTTTTCTCTTTTCATCTTGCCATCTTTTAGCAACTGTGTTTAAATCTAATGAAGTAGTTTCTGCTATTAACATATCTCTATCTAATTGGATTGTTTGACTTCTATTTGAGCGATTGTTTGAATTGTGAAGAAACATTTTTAAGGTTTCTAATTCAAAAGTGGCCCTTACAAAATTTGCTAATTCATTAAGATTATTTTCGATGTAAATTGAACTGTCAAGGAAAACTGAAATATTAAATCCGATTCCATTATTTGAATTTCCATAATTATAAACTGCTGTTTCTGGTTCGCTACCAATTCCAACTGCTGTATAACATAAAAATCCATTAAACTTTAACGGATCAACATAACTCGAACTTCCTATAACTTCTGTTGAATCAATTGCAAAAATCCATTTTCCTTTACCTGTAAACGTATAATTCAAATCTTTAAAATCTACAATTCCGTTACTTGGTGTTATTTGCAAAGTGTCAACTAAAACTCCTTGATTTATAACGTATAAATTAACTGCTGTAGTTCCTAATTTCTGAAATGATATTTGATTAATTCTAAAGCTTACATAATCGCTTCCTTTTGGCTCAAAAACCCACGCTGAATAATCATTTGGTAATTGGAATGATTGACTTGGACCAGCATTGTAAATGTATTGATTATTGATTAGTCTTTTAGTCAAATTCAATTCGCTGTAAACTTTATCTTTTACTTTGTCAATATGGTTTTTAATTTTCAGACTTTCAATATTAGTTTCTAACCAATCAGTTGAATTTTCTTCATTTGGTAAATTTCCAATATTTTCATTTGATAAAGATTGATAAATTTTACTTTCGTATGTTACAATATCCGTTCTTTTTTTGGTTAAAGAATAGTTAGTATAAGTTGTTTCTTCATTATAATCCGTAAAAACAAAATCATAAAATGATAGGAATTCCAAAAGGTTCTCAATTGTTATACTTGGATGTGTGCCACTATTTAGATATAATCCGCTTTGTGGTATTGCAGTAATCTGCGAATCCAATTGTACATTACTTGAAAAGTCTTCTGAAATTCCTAATATCATTTTTTCTATTCTTTAATTGTTAAAATTAAGGTGCTGTGAAAGTAATTGAACCTGCAGCAGTTCCAACTCCATTTACATGGTAATTAGTTCCATCGCAAATTAACTCTACATAATCTCCTAAAGTTTCCGCTGATGCTACGAATGAAATTGTATTTTCATTTGCAGCTGGTACAAAAGTACTATTAACATCTGCTCCACCTTGAATAATATTTGTTGTTGATACAACTGTAAAGTTTGTTGTTGCAAAAGCCAATCCTACTATAAATTTTGCTTTAAATCCTGGAACTGGAGCAGGAAGTGTTATTGCAACTCCTGTTGCTGCTTGAAGTGAAAAAACTTTTCCACTATCGCCTTTTGTCAATGTTCTTGCAGTACTTACAACTACTACGTTATCTGCTTCGGATAAATCCGTTACATTTCCGTTTACATCTGCTTTAAATGCGCTTGTTTTCATTTTTATTAATTTTTAAGTTAAACAATTATGCAGTTGTACCCACAATTTTAACAATGTCGTTTGCTCTTGTAGTAATGTCACTATTGTAACGATAAACTACGTAAAATCTTGCCCAGAAAGCAATCTCTTCAAAGTGCGACATAATCGCATTCGAGTCAGTTCCAGAAGTAATTAAAGCCGTTGCATCAACTGCTTCTTTATTCGTATAAACGTTAACTCTCATTCTTGTAAATGGCATTTCAACATCTGAAATACTCCATTTTTTACCTGCTATTTCCGTTCCTGCTATGAAATCATAAGGGAAATTCTCCACTAATCCAATTGCACCATCACGTACAATAAAACCTGTGAAAACTTCCCCACCACCAGCTGAAATGTTTTCTGATTCATACATATGATCCAATGGAAACATTCCAAGCGCAGCTAAATTTTTATCATTTTGCATTGCATATTTCAATTGTTCAGCTTTTTGAACCGCTAAACCTGCTCTGTTAGTTACAATTCTGTAATCTCCTGGTAATTCATTTGCAGCCATTAAATAGCCTAAATTGAAAAACATTGTTTCTTTTTGAGCTGCTTTAGTTACTGTTAAAGTATCTGTTACAGTTGAAAAAGTAAATGTTCCATCGCCTTGAGAAACTTGAACCGTACCTAATGGTAAAACTTGCGATTTTCTTGATTCCATAACTGTTGATAAAATCGTTTCAATGCTTTTACCCATTTGGTAACATACATTTTTAGTTTTTATCATTACAGCTTCTTTTTCATCAATCATATTATTTGCATAAGTTGATGGATAATGTCTAAATCCAGAGAATACATCATACGCTACAAAGCTGTATTGATCGCTTTCTTCTAAATTAGCAGGAATGTAATTAAATCCTGGCGTTGTATTTACTACTACGGTTTGATCTTTAATTACTGGAATTTTTTGATTTCTTAACGATGACATTGTATTCATCGCTTCAATCTGACTTGGTAGAATGTAATCTACTGCTGGCGTTGAATCCGCTACTAAATCAACATAACCAAGTTGAGAAAATCTCTTATCATTGGTTACATTCATTCCTTGTAAATCATTCAATAAAGTTGCATTAATGAAACTCATCTTTTTAATTTTTTTGTGTTAATACTTTTTTTAAATGCTTTGCGGTCTTTCGCTATTTTTTCAATTCCTCAAGAATTTTAGTTTGTAATTCCATAAACTTTTTAGGTCTTTCTTTACTCATTTTTGGAATTCCTTCTTTATCTAACTTATCATTGATGGCTTTTGAAATATCTTCTGTAGTTGCTTTTTCTGGTAATTCAATACCCAAATCCCCAACTGATTTATGTCCTGCACTTGCTCCTGTCCCTTGTTGCTTTCTTCCTTCTAAAAGTCCTTTAATACTTTCATCACTTTGGATTAATTCAGAAAGTTTTTTAACAATGTGCTTATTCTCTTTTGATGTCAAAATACTAACTCCATTTTCATCAAATGACTTTTCATATTTATCATTTATGTTTTTTACAAATTCATTCCATTTTGCTTCGGCTTCATATTTATTAACCGTTTCTGGAAAATTTGGTTTTTCATTTTGAAAGAAAACCTTATCTTTTAATGATTTGTATTCCGTTTCTAACGGTTCGTACTTATCGGCTTTTTCTTTAATTGAATCATAATCTGCAAGTTTTAATAATGCTTGATCTAATTCATCTTTTGCTTTTTGTAATTCTGCTTTTGTAGCATCTCCACCATTGAACTCTTTTAATTTTTGTGCGTAATCTGATTTTAACGTTTCAATTTCTGCTTTTTGATTAGATAAAAACTCATTTCCTGCTCTTACATAATAATCGGCTAATTTTTCGCCTTGATTTCTTTTAATTGAAGTTACTTCTTCAAGTTTAACTGCTGCACCTGTTAAAATACCTTCTGCATCGGTGTTTGCTTTAGTATCCCATTTTGCTTTTTCCGTTGCAATGTAGTTTTCATAAGGTGTTTTAATTCCTGCTACTTGTTCTGGAGTTAAATTCAATTCTTTTGTAATCTCGTCTGTTAGGAAGTCCATAATTCAGTCTTTTAAATTAATTTTTTAGTTAATTGTTTAAAACAAAAAAAGACCTCATTTCGACTAAACGAAATAAAGGTCTTTCTTTATTTTGGTGTTTACGTTTTCATTTTTAGGTCAATGCATCTTCACATTGATTTGACAAATGTAGTAATTTTTTTTACTTATTGTTACTTTTTGCAAAAATTTGGTTTTTCTCTGTTTTCCAGAGCTTCTTTAATTTTATCCCAAACCTTTGAATCATTAACGATTTCAAAACCTTTTCCTAAATATAGAATTTCTAACATTCCTTCACTTCCTATGGTTGCCATATCAACTTTTGTAACATCAATCAACATTGGTACTTCTTGAATGTCTTTTTCTGGCACTACTTCATCATCTAAAATAATTGTTCTATCTTTTTTAGTTTTTGTTTCTTCGTGCTTTCTTTGATTGGCTTTTTTTTGATTAGCCAATTCAATTTCTTGAATTTCTTTTCCGTTCTTTAGGATTTTTACTTTTACTTCCATAATCTTTTATGAATTAATATTTAAGGTTAATTATTTTTCTAACTCGGTTAAAATCCAAGCTAAATTGTTTTTGTATCTATTTGAAACTTCTTTTCCAAATTTAGCTAAATACTTTGATTGAGCTTCTAATAAATCTGAATTCTCATTTGCTAATGGATTTAATTCATTTTGTAAATCTTCAAGTTTAATTTCATAAACTTTTTCAACTGAATAAACTGAATCTTCTTTTGTGAAATTATCTTCAATTCTTTCAAATCCGTTTTCAATTAATAAATCAACTTTTGATTTAAATTCCTCTTCTTTCGTTTCTAAAAGAACTGGCTTTATAACTTCAATTCCATTTGCATTTCCAGACATAAATGATTCTAATTTTGTCTGCAACTCTGCATTTCTTTTTTCTGATGCTTCATTTTTTTCTTGAAGTTCTTTAATTGCTTTTTGCTCTGGTGTTAATTCTTTAACATTGACTTTTAAAAGTGAATCTATTTCATCTTTTAATTCTTTTGGAATTTCGGTTTTGGTTTCTCCTTCATAAAATTCTCTAACTTCAATTTTACAAACTCCTAATCTTTTTAAGTTTGTTAAATGATTTTTCCATTGTGTATCATTGTAAGTCAATGTAACATCTTGGTTTTCATTTGCAGGTGTAACTCCATCTGCTTTCATAAGAACTTCTTTTCCTTTGTAAATTCTTAATACTGCGGTTTGTTTTGCCATTATTTTAAGTGTTTAATTGTTTCGGTACTATTACCATTTCATCGATTAAATCTATCAATAGATTGTTTATCATTATTATTTTTTCGCTATTTGATGCATCTAAATTATTGTAGAAACTTGCAATATCTCCAAAACGAGCTTCAAATAAAGAAATCCAATAATTGAATCTTAATTGAAGTTGCTTTGTTGTTTCATCAACTAAATTTTGACTTAATGCTTTGTCGAAATCAGTATCACTCGCATAAGGTAACAAAGTGTATAAAATCGTTTCTCTTTCGGCTCTACCTTTGTTAAATCTGTACTTGGTTTTTCCAATTCTTAAAAGTAAATTTCTTCTTTCAATTGGATTTGGTGCTTTTTGGAATAAATCGAATAATTCCGTTTCATTATCTAAAAAGAAATCCGAACCATAAAATAAACTAACTCCTACATTCTCAATTCCATACTGCAAACCTAATAAAATTAAATCGGATTGATTACGAACCCACGACAAATTCATTGAAATTGCTCTTAATTTATCCTGTTTGTTATGAGTACTTGAGTTTATTTGAGTTTCATTCTTTGCTGAATCATTATTCTGCTGATAATCTCCTAATACGTTCACGATAATTGAGCGTTCTATTTCTTGAATACGTTTGTTCAAATAATCTAAACATTCAACCGGAATATAAAAGAATTTAGCAAAGTTTTGAACTAAATCTGTATCAATGCTTTGATCTGCTTTTTTGATTTGTGGAATTTCAATTGTTGTTCCGGCTTGCATTATTGATCCATTGCTTGAATTGGTATCTTTTCCGTATTCTGCTTTCTGACTTCCTAATTCATTTGAACTCATTGGCTCTTGTGAATTTATTCCTTTAAAATCATTTCCATCTAAAGTGCTTGTTTTGGTCTTTAGTTTAACCGTTATCGGAATTGCTCCATTTGGCTCGGTCATTTTCAAAAGAGTTTTCAAAAATACATACTCTTCAAGTTCTTCACGAACGTATGAAAATATTGATTTTCTAATAATATCGTTATCAGTTGAAAATGCTTCATTTGAAATCCAACAAGCTGGACATCTTTTTAAATCGTGAGCAATATTTAAAAGTTCATTGTATTTTGTATCATAAAAAATAAATGCATCTTTATCCATGTACAAATATCCTTCAACTTCTTTGCCATCAATTTTAACTTCTGATTTGTATGCTATTTTTTCAATTATTGAATTATCGCTATCAATTGCCACAACATCATTAATGCAAACTAATTCTCGGTAAGCTGAATTAATATCATTTAAATCGTGAACTAAAATATCATTGTGATTGAAAAGTAATGAATTGAAAAGTAACGTTTCGAATGTTTCGTTTTTCAATTCTGATGGACATTCAACTTCTTTATTTCTGATTGAGTACTTGAAATAACTATCATCTGCAAAATAAACTCTTTTCAATTGTGGTTTTATTTCATCATTGATAAGTTTTGCGCTTGGTAATGGTTTACGCATATACTTAAAAAATGAAATAAAATTTTGTTGTCTAAATATTTGCTTAACCCAAGTTAAAAAATAATCTGTTCCTGCATAATTCCTTTGCGACCATTGTTTTAAATATTCGGCTGTAACATCTTGTTGAATTTCCGATTGTGTGAAATAAGATAATTGCTTTTGTTGTTTGTAGGCTTGTTTTACATATCCTATCCCTTCCTGTTCTTTTACAAATTCAACTGACATTTTGTGAGTGTTTTAGGCGTAGTCTTTTACGTAATTATTTTTACAAATTTATAGTTTTTTATTTCATTATTACAAATTTATTTTTATAGCATAAAAAAACCGCTAATTAAAGCGGTTAAATATTATTTTCTTTTTTTCTTTTTGGGTGTTAAATGTGAATTCTTTCTTCTTACTTTTTTTAATTTACCTTCATCATTCAAGTAGTCTGGATTTTCAACTAAATAAGGTTTTGCATCTGAACCATATTTAATAACTAATTGACCGAAATTATATAATTCATTTACCTTATCAATCGTTTTCCCAGTTCTTTTAGAATATTCTTCTATAAATTCTTTTCTTGTTTCGTTTGTAAATTGCATATCCTTAATTTTTACATTGCCAATAAATTCTATAATAAGTTCCGTTTTCATTTATCGGACTTGTAGTATAATTTTCATCATAATCGCAAGGGAAAATCATTCCTGTTCTTTCATCAATTCCAGAATAAAACCACTCAATTCCATCAACTGAAATTTGTTTAGTTCCAATTATTTCACATTTGCAATCTTCTTCAATTGGTTCTGGCTCACAAGTTGCAGCCATCAAAATCATTCCTAAAAATGATAATAGTAATATTTTAATTGTTTTCATTTTTTCGTTATTTAATTATTATTCAATTTTCCAACCTTTAATCGAATTGAAATATTTTGTTTCGCCTTGTGGATTTACCCAAGCTCTACTAGAAATATTAATCGATACGTTTATTTCTTGACCTGTTTGTAATTTGTCTAATTCATTGTTACACATTCCTTGTGCAAATTCAATCAAAACTAAAGATGGATATTGCTCAATGGTTTTAATTACTAATTCTCTTTTTGTGTAAGTTGGAGTAACTTGTTCTTCTTGTCCAACAAAGTGAACGTTCCCTTTTAAATTCATTTTTTCGTTTTAATTAGTTATTAAATTGTAAATCAAAATCAATACCAAAGAATGCATAAATTGATCGTAACCTAAAATTAATGTTTGATTTGATTTTGTATTTGCTCTGAACCACAAATGATTTATAATTCCTACTGATGCATCGATTAAAAAATGACTAAACAATTGAATTAAAATTGCATTTAAAATTTTGTATGTTTTTAATTCTAAAATTAAAAAAGAATATCCAAACAAAATCAATGCCATTATAATCGAATGAATCCACGAATGAATTAAAGCAGTAAGGTATTTACTTCCATTAATCTCAATTGTGTTCCCTAAAGCCGTATAATCGACTAAATAATGACTAAAAAACAATATCGCTAAAAGTGTTATGTTTTCCATATTTATTTTTTTACTTTTTTACAATCATCACATTTCAAAACTTTAATCTTTAATCCGGATGCAGTTTCTGAATATTTGCAGTTTGGACATTGAGATATTTTTGATACTTCATAATAGGTTTTAGTTCCTAATTTTGTTTTTGGAATTGATTTGCTTTTTTTCTTAACTAAATCTTCAAGTTTCTTTTTATCCACTTTTCCGCTTTCTTCAATCCAAGTTCCTTCAACTAAAGGATTGTCTTTTGGTAGAAATTCAACTTTTAATTTGCTATCGATAAATTCTTTATGTAAATGATTTGGAATATCTCCTCTTGATATATCTTTTAAAGTCAATCTGTTTTGAATAACAAAATCAAACCCTAAACAATCAATTAACAATAATAAAGTTTCTGAATTAGGAATATTCAAACCTGTTAAGCACTTCCAAACGTTTGAACGGCTTGAATTTATTTTTTTTGCTACTTGTTCATAACTCAATTCTTTGTCAATTCTTGTTTTTTCTAATAAATCTATAATTTGCTTTAGTTTCTCCATTTTGTTTTGATCTTAATTTTTAATAAAAGTTTCTTGCGCACTTGCTAAATTCGTTAGCAATAATGCTATTAGTAGTTTTTTCATATTATCTTTCAAAGGTTATTTTAGCGTTACAATCACAAGTAAACTCGTCTCCAATTTCTCCGTTACAATATTGTTGTTCTTCACAATTAGGGCAATTAAAATATCCTATTGTATCAGTTTCTGAATATTGACAACAATCTTTAATTATACTTATTGTAAATTCATTATCTTTTTTCATCTTCCTTTAATTTTTAGTTAATAATTAGTTATTGGTGGGTTAGTCAAAAAAACCACTCGTCTTTAACTTTCATAATTTCAATTTTCTTTTTAATCCAAATTGGCAAATTGTCTTTATTTTTATGAGTAATTTTTTTATGTAAATTGCATTTTGAACAATTAACCTCTACAGATATTTGACCTCCGTATTCGTTATTGCAAAAATATTCATCGCCGTTAAATATTCTTTGATGATATGCTTCAATGACTTGTACAAAAGTTACATTTTCGTGTTTACACATTTCTCTATTATTTTAAATTAACCCTAATTCTTTTGCGATTGTGTCTTTGATGTCTAGGTTGTATTTAATCAAAGATTCGATAGTATATTTTTCTAATCCAATTGTATCTAAACGACAATAATCGGTATAGCACTTTAATTGATGTAAAGCTTCATTATACTCAAAACCCTCAAATATCACTTTAGAGAGTGCGGTTTGGTATTCTTTCAATTCGGCTCTATATCTTCCATGTAATCCTTCTTCTGTTATATTGTCAGATATTGGATGCATCGGCTTGCTTAAAACCACCCATTTACCATCTTTAAAAACTGCTGGAACAAACATCCATATTTCAAGTTTTTGAGATAGGAAGTCTGAATAATTAAATACTTTGTCGAAATATTTTAAAGCTAATTCATTTTTTAATGGAGCTTTTTCATTCATTTTATCTCTTATTATTTCCACATACTCCAACATTGATTTGTTAAATTTCATTTTCTTTAAGTTTAAAATTTTTATTAAATCTGTTTATAACCATATCTCTTTCGGCTCTTGAAAGTTTTGATTTCTTTGCAATAATTAACTTATATTCTTCAATTAAATTAACTTTTGGAAAATATCTTTGATAACTTGAAGTTCCTCCGCCACCAAACATCATAGCCATTCCGTAAAGCATCATTGACATTCTACTTAATCTTGCAGTTTCTTGATTATTTTGTTCTATTTTAACATAAATTTTTCCGTCAATTTCTACTTCTAAACTATTCATAATTTTTGTATTTAGTGTTGTAGTAGGTTTCCCCGTCTAAAAGTTCATCATTACCACGAATAGTCGCTTCTCTGTAATTATCAATTCCTTCATCAAATACATCCTCAATAACTTGTTTTTCTTTTGATAGGAGTGATTTAGCTTTCATTTTAACTAAAGTTGTAGCCGTCAATATAGCGTCAACTTCTTTTCTTTTAGTTTTATCGTTTTTCGCTAATTGAATGTAATTTTTTTGTTGTAATTCAATAAGTTCTATCAACTCCATCATCGGTGTAAGTTCTTTATTCATAATTTACTTTTTAAATTAAACTCCTGCTTCAAAAGAATATCCGTTGCTTTCTAAATTATTCTTTGTGTAATTAGCTTTAAGAATTGTTTGTTTAGTTAAAATTCTAAATAATTCTGTAAAATCGTTTCTGTTGTCTAAGGTTGCTATCCAAATACAAATATCTTTTTCGGCATCTTTTTTACCTACTTGTAATTCTCCATTATGAAACCAGCATCTAAAAAGTTGATATTTTTCGTGAAGAAAGTATTCTCCAAATTTTCCTTTAGTTTTAATAAAACCATTTGCGAAAAGAAATTGCTCATTCATAATATTTGGTTTTAAAGATTTGTAATAGTTTGTTAGTGTGATATTCATCCCCGTGATTTTCATCATAAACTTCATCTATAATCCTTTCGGCTAATTTGCTATTCATAAAGAAGAAAAACTTCACGGCAAAGTCATCGGTTATTTGTTCGCATTGTTTAGCAAATCTTTCAGCTTCTCCACTTGTATTAATGCTTACATCGGTTTTTAACTTCTCTCTTAACTTACTCATTGTCTTTGGTTTTTCATCTTTATGAATATGAAATTCAACCCCACAATTGGCGCAATTTCCAATAACATCAATTATTCCTTTTTCAGTTATTTGTCCCGCATATTTTTCTTTGCTCATTGTCTTTTACTTGTTTGATTAGTTGTTTTAATTCTTTAGTTGTTATTATATCTTTATTGTTAAATCCTTCCAACATCGCCAACATTTCCTTATTCTGCTCCAACAACTCCGATAACTCGCAATTGATTTGCTGACGAACTTTGAATGCGTCAACTATTAGATTAGCGTTGTGAAAACCTTGCACATCATTTCTTGTTGTAATATTGCAAATACTTGTGTTTCCACACATAACTTTAAAATAATCACCTCTATCATTAGAAACTTTTATTTGTTCTGCTTCTCCTCTCGTTCCTTTAAATTCGCTCATAATTCTATTTTATAATTTCTTTATTAATTAAATTTTCCCACAAATAATAAATTTCATCTGTTGTCATTTTTAAACATTTTTCCATCAATTTTTCTTTCCACTCTTCTTGTGTAGCTTCTTCAAATCCGTGATAAGAATTATGATTTACATCAAAAGAAGATTTAAAATATCCTGTTTCAGTATTAAATCCGTAAAAATGAAATCTTTGAAAAAAAGCACTACTATCAAATCTATCGGCACAAGTTAATTTAATTAGCATTTCTCCTTTTTTATAAATTTTACCTACTTTTAATTTTATTATTTCTTCAAAAGAAATATTTAAATCCTCATCAATAGATAAAAATCCTTTTTTAAAAAGTTTATAACCATTTATATTTACAATAAAATCTCTCGGAATTTGATATGTTATTTTATTGTTTTCATTAATGGTGATTTCTAGTTTTTCATTATCTAAATTAATTGTTTTCATAATTCTATTTTTAATTCGTTATTGGTTAATGCGCCCACAATTTTTTATTTACTATTTTATTAATAGTTGATTGACCTATTATGTATTTTCTTGATAATTCTTTTTGAGTTAATATTTTATTATTGTAGTATAGTAAAATATTTTCTACATCATTTTTGCATATTTTTGATTTGGAATTATTAGAACCTTTATTATTTCTAGTCCAATTATCTCTACCACCATTTAAAACTGAGTGAACGCAATTTTCTCTAGCGGTTGACCATTCAAGATTATCTAAATCATAATTAGCTCTATTTCTGTCTTTATGGTTAACTTGTGGTTTATTTTCAGGATTTGGGATAAACAATTCAGCTAAAATTCTATGTAATCTTTTACAATGGTTTTTACCATCATAAAATAAATTTACCTGCCAATATCCTTTTTCATTTAATCTTTTAGAAATAGAAACTCCTTTACAACTTATTATTATTCCATTAGAATAAACCTTATGTCCTAAGTAATATTTAACTCTCAATTCACTTGCTTTCATCTCTTCTCTATTTGGTTAATTATTTGTTTTAATTTCTTTTGACAATAAAAATATTTCTTCTGGAGTTTCTAAAACTCTATCAATATTTTCATTATCAAAAATTATGATTGTTTCAAATTCTAACTTTCTAATAGTAGTAACCAATCTGATGTTTACAAAAACTTTACTACCTTTTTTGTCGTTTAAAGTCAATTCAATAAATTCCATAATGTTTTGTTTTTAAATTATTTTGTTTCTTTTAAGCAACAAATATAAATAAAAATATATTACGTTGCACAAAAGCAACGTTTTTTTGTATCTTTTAAGCAACGTTTTTAATTTTTGTAGCTTTTAAGAAACAAAAAAGCCAATCATTTCTGAAAGGCTTTCTAAATAATTTTAACTTAATCGTTGTACTCGGTTGCTCCAATATCATCATTATCATCAAATAAATCAAACCATTCTCGCAAACACATCATATCCATAAAATCTGGCGATTCGTTTTGAAGTATCGCTTTCATTTGCTCTTTTGGTATGGCTCTAATTTTCTGCTCATTGTCTGGCTTTGCTTTCTTGAATGCTTTACGCTCAAATAATGCACGTTCTTTTATAGTCATTTTACTATCAAACATTGCGTTTGCAACGGTTTCGTTTACTTTGTATTCGTTGTTATTTACGGCTTTTCCGCAACGGAATATTAATTGATTTTTTAGATTAAAATAGTTTTCTTTTATTGGATTTCCTGTCAATTGGTCGAGTACGTAAGCAACTGAACTATTACCATTGAAAGGAATTGCACCTTCAAAAAATCCATCAACTAATTGACCTATTCCATCATTATCAAATATAAATCTATGGTTCGGAATGCGGTGTTTTAAAAGCATTCTATTGATTCCGTTAATAACTTCTGGTCCGTTTGATTTTTCCATAACAAGTATATCAATCAATTCTTTACCATCAAAAGTACCAACTACAAACTTGTTACTTCCTTGACCTGCAATATCAGCTGTTAAGTATTTACGCCCTGTTTTAACTTCGAATTTATTGTTAAACATTCCGTTAAATGCCTTGAAATTAAAGATGTCATTTGCTGAAAGTACATGTTTCCAATTTCCATCCATCAAACTTAATCTCGTTGCTTCATCTTGTGAAAGTAAGTTTGCTAAATATTCTGGATTGGCTTCTAAAAGCTCTTTGTTATCGTAAATCGAACCACTTATAAAAGTCAATGATTTAATTAAATTCTCTGGATTTGTTCCAGATTTCTCTACTAAATCTTCAAGGAAAAACCAAGCCTTATCAATAACTTCATCATAATTATCGCCCCAAATATATCCATCTTTGTACTTAATGAAATATCGTAAAACTCCATTACGTTCTGGAATTGGAAAACCTGTGTTTTGATCTATCCACCAACTTATAAAACTTGCAACCCAACTATCTGGATCAGGATTACAAGTTGCTCTAATGTATGGTTTAATTCCGCAATTACTACGATTTCTCGAAAGTAAATAGAAAAACATTTTCTCGGTAAAGTGTGTTAACTCATCAAATCCAATAAAAGGAATTTGAGAACCTTGCCAATCAAATATGTTTTTTTCGTACTCTAAATGTGAAAATTTAAGTTTTGAAACTTCTTCGTTTTTGTGGTTTTTGAAACTCCATTCAAGTTTTGATTCTCTTGGCGAACCTCCAATATATGGATACATTTTCATTGAAGTATCCCACAAACCGCCCTCCAATCTAATCTGTGGCGATGTTCTACGAAATAAAACACCTCCAAAATTTGGCACGTCTTTATGCCTTAAATATTCCATTAATAATGCAAAGGTCTTACCCACGCCAGCAGCACTTCCACCAATAACTATATCCGCAGAACTACTCAAAAAATCTTCTTGAAATCCTTTTTGTGGCCTTATATAATTAATTGTTTCTTCCATTGTCCGGTAACTGGTAAACGTGAACTTGAGTTGTTTGGTTTGCTGGTAAAACTATTGGTTTGTCTTTTTCATAATATCCAAGTTTCTTTGCGATGCGCTCTTGTGCTGCATTAAATCCTGCAACTCCAATAAAACTTAAGACTCTTTGAGCAACTTCAATTTGTTTTTTTGTGGACTTTATATTTTTCAAAACCGCTACGTTGCTATTGTACGTTTCAATCATGTCATAGTCTAATTTTAGGCTATCTTGAATCGTATGAACGAATATTTCTTGGCTTTTTTTCTGCAATTCTGCTATGTAGTCATTAATTAGAGGGTTTCTCATTAATTCTTTAACTGCTGAATTAATAGAATTGTATTGCATATTTACTGCATTGTAACTTTGTTTGTATGCTTCTTGCTTGTTTCCGAGTTCATGGAATTTTTCACAAAACTTTCTTTGCTTTGGCGTTAAGTTAGTTCCCTTTTTCATTTTAAACCAGTCTTTTAGTTTATTAAATGTTCATTTTCTTGAATTTACTTTTTTAGTAAACTTTTTTCAAAGATATATATTTTTTCTTCAATTTCAATTTGTTGCTTTTAAGATACTTTTTTCGTTGTCTTTAAGTAACAAATTGTAAGAATATTACTTTTGTTTCTTTCAATTAACCGATTCAAATGTTAAATTTTACTAAAAAGCATTAAATTTATTACTTTTTATTTGATTTATATTTTATTTATTACTTATATTTGTATCAGAAATAAAACAAAAACAATTTAAAACTTAAGATTATGAATCAATTTACTCAAATATTAGAAAAATCAGCTCAACAATTGGGATTTGAATTTTCAGTTTGTCAATCTGATAAAAGTGAAGCTGCTTATTTATTAATCGCAAATGATACTCGTTCAAATTTAAAAGATATGTTTAGTTGTTTAAGCGTTCGTTTAGCTTCTCATGATGCTATGACTGCTAATTCAGCAGCTTATGAAATTCAATTAGATTATGGTTTTAATTTTGATTATTCTTCAAAAGAATTTACAACTACTTGGGGAATTGATGAAGATGGAGATTTTTCAGAATCTGCATTAGAGGATGAAATTAATTTTACGAATGATGAAGAAATGATTGTTTATATGGCTAATTGTTTGGTTGCTAAGTTACAATCAAAATTATAGTTCAACTGACGAGCTTTTAATAAGCGAAACCTTTGTTGATTCAAAGGTCTTGAACAAATAAAAATTTATATTATGAAAAATACAACTTTTATCAAAGAATTTAAAACTTACGATTTAGCTTTTGATTATATGTTAATGAAAAATATAGCTTTCAGAAAAGCTAATAATTTAGGTGCTTTTTTAAATGTAGTTCCTGGTCCTGATAATAATTTTTCAGTTGTTGACGATATGACTGCTATTGAGCTTGGTTTAGGTTATGTTTGTGCCTCTTCTACAAGTTCTTATATTTCAAATCCCTTTAATTAAAAAAATATGCAAAATATCTATACTTTTGAAAACTGGCTTTTATTCTTAAAAACCTATTTCCCGAATTGTAAAACTCAAGGCGAATGCCATATTGAACTCTCAAAAATAATCGATTTAAACCCTTCTACAATTAAAAATTCAGTAGGTAAACATAAAGAGTTGCCTACTTGGGCAAAGGCTTTTATTTTTTCGTTTATTAACTCGCAAAATGTAACTAAAGAATTGGTTATTTCTGAATGCATTCAAAGAATTGAAAATGCATTAAATCCAATGAAATCAATTGTTAAACCTGCCGTATACTTGGAAATCAAAAAGTGATTTACCCCCTGCCGTATACTTGGAAATATTTATAATTAAAAAACCTCGAATAGTTTTTACGCTATTTCGAGGTTTTAATTTTAAACTATGGCTAATGCAAATGTAAAAATATTATTCGATTAATTGCAAATCTGTTGCAAATTCTGAATCTGTGTAAAATAATTTACTTCCATCTTTGGCGGTTTCCCCTTCAATAACTTCATAATTTATTCGTGTTCTGTATTGCTTTTTTTCAATTTCTCCAATCTCAATTTTACTTCCTTTTGTAGGTATCGAATCGTCTGTTTTTACGTTTCCGATTACTTGGTAAACTTGACCTTTTTTAAATGTGTTTTTCATTGTGTTTATTGTTTAAATTAATGTTTTTTTTTTTAAATTCAATATCAATGTTATTTACATATTCTTTGAAAATTTCAAATGATTCTTGATTGTGAAATATAATTGCTATTTGTGGCTCAAATTCATCACTATCGGCTTTAAATTCGCCTTTTTCTCCAATAGGCGAAAATTCTTTTTCTCTAATCAATAATGATTTGTAACCATCATTTGTGCCATTTACAACTGATAAAGTTCCGTGTCCAAATTCAATAACCGTTACATTTTCTACATTTCCAAAATTTTGTACTTTAATACTCATATTTTTTTATTTTAAATTAATACTTATTTCATACCCAATAGCCTCTGCAATCATTAAGAAAGTCAATGCGCTTGGTTCGGGTGATTTTCTGTTGATGAAACGCCAAACATTTGGAGCTGTTATTCCAGACTTTTCGGCTATTTCTTTATTGCTAATTTGATGTTTTTGCATGAACTTTTTCATCAAAATAATCTCGTAATTCAATCGCTTTGATGCTTTTTCTTTTTGTGGACTCATTATTTTTCGAAATTCTCAATCGTTTCTTTAACTATTTGATAAAATTCAATTTGCTCAATTACGACTTCAATTTGCTTAACTGGTAAATCAATGTTTGATAATGCTGTAATAATTCCGTTAACGTGAATTATAGCATATTTTAAAGCTGTTTTTCTTGTGATTAATCTTGAACTCAACCAATACAAATTAAAAATTTCCAATGCTTTTTCTTGAACGTTCATAGCTGATAATTTGATGGGTTTTTGAATCTGTAAATTATTCCGATGTAGTTACTAAACTTGTAATTTTCTCCACCATAAATAGCGTTTAAATCGGTTCTTGCTGATAAATTATTTGTTAGCATTATTCCTATGTTTTCATTGATAAAATAAATTAAATCGATATTTGTTCCAGCGGTCCAGTAATTTAGTTTAAACCTTTCAATCCAACCAGCTTCGAGTGAAGTGTGAACATCGAGTTTAAAAACTTTAAAAGTGTAACCAACTTCAACATCATATTTATTGAATTCAATCGCGTTGAATTTTTCATAAACTATTCCGACTTTTACATTTTTACCAATTCCAGCCGTTCCAATCGCTCCAAATCTAAAGAGTAAATCTATTTCGGATTTGTTGTTTGTTGGTTCACTTCCAATTGTTGCATTTCGACCATCTAATGAAGCTGAAATGTAAGGTTGTGCCATTGCACCAATGCTAAATAATAGCATAAATAATATTTTTTTCATTGTTTTATCTTTTTTTAAATCCGTTTCTTTTTTTCTTGAACTGCTTTGCTAAATGAACATCTTTTGAATCACGTTTATACATTGAATTTTTGCGTTTTTCTGCTACTTTTTTATTGATTGTATAAACGTGATATTGTTTACAAACTTTGCATTTGTAGTAAGATTGTGAAAGTCCTTTATCTTGGTTTTGTACTTCAAATTGAACCGCTAATAAAGTGTATTTCTTTTTACTATCGCATATTTGTAGGTAGTTCATTATTGCATTTTTAAAACTATTCTTTCAATTTCTTGCATTTCTTCTTGTAATGCAATCAATCCCAAATAATGCAAATAATTAAATAGTTCTTGGTATTTATACGCTTCTTGTGTGCTAATCAATTTTGGTTCTAAAGAAATACTATTCTCTAAATTCTCTTTTGCTTCTTTGTCGAATTCTGAATGAGTTTCAATCTTTAATTCATCATTTGAAATATCAAATACTGTTGGACTTTCTATTTCAATTTTACTTTGATTTGTTACAATTGAATGAGTAATTTCTTCTTTATTGTTTTCGACAACTTTAATCTCATTTACTTCAACTTCTTTTAAAGTTCCGTCGAAATTATCATTTGACTGATAAGCTCCATTTCCTTGAATAGCTTCTTGAAGTCCGTTTATTACTTCTTCTTTTGGATTATTCCAATCTTCAATTTCTGATTTAAAGTGATTTACTTTTTCTTCAAATTCCGAATCCGTTAATTTATTCAAGTCATCAAATGTAATCGAAACTAAAATAATATCGGTATCGGTTGCATAAATCCAACTTTTTAAAGCATCGTTTCCATCTAATCCAATTAATTCAATTGCTTTTTTTCTAAAGTAGAATTTAGCGCATTTTAATTCGATTGCATAATCTTCAACTGAAAGCTCTCCAAGTGCTTTATCGCCTTTGTATTTATAATCATAATCAAATAACTCACTCATACGCTCATTAGTCAATTTGACTACTTCTAAAGCCTTATTTGACTGGTCCAAATCATATTGAGTAGTCAATTGTTTAATCAATGTATCAAACGCTTCTGATTTCTCCAAAACCATATCTTGATAAATCAAATCGTAATCTTCTAAATCAATTGTTTTTTCTTCAACTGAATTATCAAAAACTGCTAAAATAGAATTAAACTGCTTTTCGTTTTCTTCAATATTTTCGTATGAATCCGTTAAATCAATAATGCTTTGTAAATCGGCATCAACTACATCAACTATCGATTGTAATTTTGCTTTTCGTTCTAATTCTGCATTTTCTTTTTCAATCCTGGCGTTTTCTCGTCTAACATCTTCACTATCTAAACGTGCTGTAATTTTGTCCTCGATTGGTTCTACAATTAAAGTTAATTCATCTTTTACAACTTTACTACTTTTTGATGCTTGTGCTAAAACTGAACTATTGTGCTTTGTGATTTTATCGAGTGCAATTCTCGGCTCCTTGTAAATCGCTCGAAGTTCTTTTAAACGTGTTTCTTCTTTGGTTGTTAATTGATCCTTTGCAATAAGCTCATCAATTTCTTTTGAGTGCTTTTTTACCAATGCTGTCAAATTCTTTTTAACGTTTGCCTTCGTGAATGAAATTAAAACCCCATGACTTTCTTTTAAAACCTCGTTAATTGGTTTTTGACTTAATGCGATTTCTTTTGTTGCGAAACCTTCAATTTTTAATAATTCTGTGTTTGCCATAATTTCTGATTGTTTTTAATTTAATTGTTTTCTAATAATGTGGTTTGTAATTGAATCTAATAAATCTACGTTGTCTGGTAGGTTTTGAATTAATTTTATCAATCTATCTTTTGCTGTAAATTTTTCGTGTTCTGTAAGTTCTTTAAATTTGTTAAACATTTGAGTATATTGTTTATCTGAATTATAAAGAATTTCGTGTTTGTTTAATCCGTGAATAATATTTGCGTGAGTAGTATTAAATTCGATTGCAATTCTTTTCAAAGTGTATCCGCTTGAACGCATAGCAACATAAACCGCAAAACGTCCCCAAACATTATTTTGAATTCTTTTTTTAACTCTGCAATTACAGCAAAAATTAATATTTGCTAATTGAATATAATTATCAATATTATCCATAATTTAAAGTTATTTATTGATTAATTCTCTTAACTTTTGCTTTGTTTGTTCCGGAAAATCTTTTGCCAAAACCCAATTTAAAAATCCTAAATCGGTATCAAATGGTTTGTCTTTATGCTGTCCAAAATTCCAACATACTACACCATCTTTATTTTTATAAAGTTTTCCTGCAATATCGTATCGTTTTTTATCGCCTTGAATAAAATTCGATAATTCTGCAGTACTTGTTTCTTTTGTGAATTTTAAGTCTAAAATGTGGCTCAAAACGATTTCTGTTGCGTAATTATCTGCATCTGCTGTGTGTGCATCTTTCATTTCGTTTCCTGTGTACAGTTTGAATAAATCTGAAAGCGATTGCGGATTTAATTTTTTATGCAATAAATAAACATCAACTGAATTATGTTCCCAATCTAAAAATGTGTAATTACATCTTGCAAATTCCGCTAACATAATCGGAACATCAAAGTTATCGTGATTAAATCCTGCAATATCTGAATCCTTAAATTCGTGATAAATCTCTGATGCAACTTCTTTAAAAGTAGGACAATCAACAACCATTTCATTCGTTATTCCGTGAACATCTGATGCTTCTTTTGGAATTGGAATTGTTGGATTTAATCTCCAAGTTTTTACCGTTCTTGTTCCTGTTTCCTTGTAAATCTTTGTTACCGATAATTCTACTACTCTATCGGTTTGAGTATTCGTGCCACTCGTTTCGGTGTCAAAAAAACATAAATCTCTTTCTATTTTCATTTTTACTATCTTTTTATTAAACTTTTTACCCAATTTAAATAATCTTCAAAATCTTTATCAGAATAATTCCAAACCTTTTCAATATAAAGTCCAGACATTACATTTGGTATTCCAAAACTTGCAATTCCTACTTCTTCCATTCCCAACTCTGCAATTTGAATTAATCTATTTTTAGTTTGCAGTTTTTTTTCTGGTTCATTCCATTCGTAGTAATCTTCATTTTCAATGTCTATTTTATACTTTTTTTTATTTGACATAATTTTATAAATTAGGTTTGTAATTTTTTCTAATAACTGTATGCACTTTATTTGACAAATCTTGAAAGTAACTTGATTGTGCAACCTCTGGAATATCAATCAAACTTTCGTTTACTTCTTCACACTTTTTTGTAAGTAGTTCTTTGTACTCAATTGCAGTCTGTGAAGTAGGTTTTAATTCGTCTAAAACCTCTAATGTTAAGTTTGCCAATACAACTAATAAATGGCATAACTCTGATTTTCTTTTTGGGTTCATTTTATTTGTTTCATTAAGTTTTCTATTCCGCGTCCATCTTTAATGCTTTTTCCTGTATGCCATCCAGAAAAAGGAAACAATGTTACTTTTTCATTTTTAAATATAAATTGTAATTGATTTTCATTTTCAAAAATAATTTCATATCCTAAATGAGTAATTACATTTTTTGCAAACTCTAATCTTTTCGGTTCGAGTTCTTTTTGTTTTTCAATATCTAACCTTGCCATAATTATTTTTCGTGATGGTTAATACAATCTTTTTTGTTTTCAAATATTAAATCTTGACCTTTCAATTTTAAGTCTATTTTAAGCACGTTTGCAATTCTCACGGCTTGACTATCGTCTTTTTGGATTATCATAAAACCAGCGCATTGTTTTCGCTCTTTTAACGTGCCATTTGTGGTTTTGTGGCAAACGAAACTATCACTTTCTAAAATTTCCGTCATTCGCTCCGAACCTAACCAACCTTTTAAACTATCTTTTCTAAAAGGACAATCTTTGCAAGGTGTTTGAATTATTGGAAGTTTACTCATTTTGAACTAATTCTACTTCTAACTCATCATACCAAAAAATATGACCACAATTTGTTATTAAATAAGGTTCATCATTTTTTTTCCAATCTGAATACTTTTGTTTTACAATGTAAGTTGTATCATTAAATTTAAAAATACTACCTTTTTTCAATTGTCTAATAAATACTTTCATCTTAAAATAAGTTTGTTTGTTGTTTTGCTAATTCTCGATTTCTTGCAGTTTCTTCTGAAAGTCTTTTTTTGCTTTGCTTTTCGCTATACTGAATACTAATCCATTCTTTTACATAACGACCTCTATTTCCTTTTGCTTTTGATTTTACGAACTTTTCATTAAATTTAATAAGTCCTTGAAGTTCCATTCTTGAAAATATACCTCCCCAACTTTTACAATTAATCTGACTTTTACTTTTTGAATAATCAGATTTTAAATCATCAATTGTAAATGGTGTGAATCTTTTTGAAACCCATTCTGTGCAGAAATTGTAAAGTGTTTGATTTGTTTCCAATGTATTGTTTGTTTTTGTTTTGTCAAAAGTAATAAATTTATTTTATATAAAAACAATATTTTTTATTTATTTTTATTTAAAGTTCTAATTTTAGTTGTTTTGGTTTTTGCCATTCTGCTAATCCTGTGGATAAATCAATTAAATCTTCATATACAGAATCAGTAACCCAATGACCGCATTTAAAAAAATAAATTCCGTTACGAATAGATTTCAGTATAAATATTTGAGTTGAGTTTGGTTCTGGGTATTTATATTTTCCTTTAATTTTAGCCATATCATTTTGTTTCTATAAAACTTGAAAACCCTAATTGATAATTAATATAACTCCAACCTTCTTTTTTTTCGATTTGCAAAGATTGTCCGTAAGTCATTTTTGTTTTGATTACTCTTTCGCCTTTGGTACAAATAACCTCGATTATAGTTTCTAAAGGTAAAATAGGTATGTGTTCGGTTTCTTCTTTTTTCTTTGCCATTTTATTGTTGTGATTTTATAAAAAATTTACGTAATCTAAATTAATACTTTTATAATTAATATGATTACGTAAATTTTATTGTAAATATTAGTAATCAAAATGGTGTGTTAATTTGAGTTTTAGGAATTTCAATCCAAGCAAATACTCTATTATTTGATGGTGTTATCCATTCATTATTTTTAAACTCTGCAACTTCATATTGCAAACTTTCATTTTTAACTAAATATTTTCCTTCTTTTTTTGGCGGATACATTTCTCTGGTGTATCCGCATTTTTCTTTCTTATCTTTCATTTTATTGCTTATTAAATTCACTAATCAACTTTTCAAGTCCTTTTTTCTTTAAAACAAATCTTTTCGTTTTAATGTCTTTGTCATTAATTTTGATGTATTCATAAATCGTTTTTGCAAATCCGTTTTCTTCTGTATAACGAGTTGATGAAGTTCCATGTGTTTCTTTTATGGTTTTCCATTTTTTACGCTCGAGTAATTTACATAAAGTTGTACGCCCAATGTCTAAAATATCGCTTATAGAATCTAAAGTATAAGTATTTGCGTTATCAATTACATTTTCAAATGCTACTACTTTTGGAGCTTGTTCTTCAATAAGTAATTTTTGCTTTTCAATTTGTTCCGCTTGTTCACTTGCTAACTTTAATGCTTCGGAATAGGTTTGTGGAATATTGTGTTTTGTTTTATTTTCAAGTTCATTTAATTTATCTAAAACTCCTTTTCTTACTATTCTACTTTCACTCATTAACATTAAAATACATTCATCTTTTGGTAATAAGTAGCATTTTTGATTTCTATTTGCTTTGTCTAAATAGGTTGAACGAAAATTCGTCTCATCTCCATTTAATTCTTTCTCAATCTTTTGTAAAAAGTGAGTATGCATTAAAATAGAATTGTTTCCTTCAATTTTTCTGTACTCATTAATAATTTCTACTAATTGCACACTACTCATTCTGTTGTTTGGATTGTTTCCGTTTTCTGAATTGTTGATTAAATCATTCATAATGTAAAAAATTTTAAATAAAAATGCCTAAAGAACTCCAAACGCATCTCAACTCGTTCTTTGTTCAATAGGCTTTTATATGTTTTTCTGTTACTTAAATTGAGATGCTGTAACTATTTTACAAATTTAACTAATTCTATTCTAATAAATTGAAAGTTGTTCATTAAATTTAATTCTTAGTTCCAAACGCTCCGAAGTTGTAAATTTTCTGTCTTGAAGCTGAATCCATTTAACTATTGAACGAGCTATTGAAATTTTATCTTGAATATCTGAAATATTTAAGTCAATTAATTTAATCGATTTTAAAGCCTCAATTTTCTCAAAAAAATCATTTCCGTACAAACTAATCAATCCTTGTTTAAATTGTAGCGGTTCGCCTCCTTTTGCTCCATTTGAGTCAAAATCTTGTCCCCAAATATTTAATAAATTAAATCTCAAAGTTTCGTTTGCACCAACTGAAAAATAATGTCCTGCAGTTATCAATTTTATTCTTTTATTCGGATTACAAATGCAAGGATGTCCTTTATCCAATAATCGCACTATCAAATTAATTTCCTTTTGCAAATCGGCTTTAAAATCTGATAATGATTTTTGCCTTTCAATTACTTTTTTTGTTTTGCTTTTTTGTGGTATTTGGTAAATCTTTTTTTCTTTTGGCTTTTCATTTTTTAGTTGACAACCAATTGAACAATATTTATCGGTGCTTTTGTATTTCTTAAATTCTTTATCGCAATTTTTATCTGCACAAATTCTAAACTCTTTTACTTTTATTGCCATTTTATGTTTTTATTTTGTTGAACAATCTACGTACAAAATAACCTCTAATAATGCTTACTACAAAAAATACTATTGTTATAATTACATTTTGCTTAAAAGTTACTGGAATATTCATTATTGGATATAAAATTAGTTGAATTAAAATTGATGTTATTAATCCTATCAATGTTTGTATGATACTTTCAAATAATGAATGTTTTTTATTTTGCATAATTAAAAGATTGAAAAAACCATTTTGTTAATGTCAACAAAATGGTTTTTGATTAGTAAATTTATTTTTCTTCTTGTTGGTCTTCATCTAATAAAGATGTTTGATTTGGGTCATCAACTTGTTTAGTTTTCTTAACTCCAAATTCGCCTTTAAAAAGATAATTATAAGCTCTGATTTTAACCTCTTTTACAAGTTCTTCAAGTTCATCGCCATAATTTATATTTTCATTATCAAAATAAATTCTCGGAGTTGCATAACCAATTGAACCAAGTAAAATTTTATGAGAACCAGAAAGTTGAATTCCTTGTTTATCTCCTGTGATAAATCTAACTCCAGATACTTTATGATTTTCAATAACTTCAAAATGTTTATCCCTTAAAGTTTTGCCTTTGTCAAACTCGCTACCTAATAAATCCATTCCTAATTCGTAAAGCTCTAAATGTCCAGATGCTTTTGCGAAAATAGTTTTTAATGCATCAAAAGAATCGATTAGTTTTTCGCTTGGTAAATCTTTGCCCTCTGGATGCTCCAATCGATTTGGGTTTTCTCTATTGAAATATTTAATATCAACTGAATTGTTTACTACTTTGATACTTAATAAATCAAAATTTTCAAATGTAATGTTTACTTTTTTACTCATTTTTAATTTTATTTTTGGTTAATAAATTAGACTTTCTAAAACATCTAAAAAGTCTTTTACGCTTTTTACGTTTTCAACTTCACTATCTGGAATCTGAATATCAAACTCATTTTCAAATTGAATTGTTAATTCTACTTCATCCAAACTATCCGCTCCCAAATCTTCTTTTAAAAGTGAATTCTCGTTGATTGTTTCTACATTCACTTCTAAATGGTCTGAAATAATTTCAAACACTTTTGCTTTTTGTTCTTCTGTTAATTTACTCATTTTTTAAAATATTATTTATAATTAAAAGTTTTCGTGTAAAATAGGATGTCCTTTATCATATACTTTTGCAAAATGCTCCATTCCTTCTGGATAATCATCTTCATTGTTTTTAATTAATGATTGACATTCTGATTCTGGAATGCATCCATCTTCTTCACTTTCAATAATTACATAATTATCTTCATCAAGTTCTGATGCATCAATATCACTAATACAATCTTCTGCATTTTCTCGCCAAAGAATTACATTTTTCTCTAACTCTGATTCTGGCAAACTATTGCAAAAATCTTTTAATTGTTTCCAATTCATAATTTAAAATTTATAGTTGTTTTTATTCAGTTATGTAACCTGCTATTATCCATTTTCCGTAAGTCCATTTATAGAATGGAATCATTATCGGCTTTGGCTTGTTTTCTTCTTTTTTTCTCTGCTGAATCATATCTTAAATGGCATAATTGACACATTGCTTTTAATCTTTCATCTTTAACATCGTGATTGGTTTCATCGTGGTCTAAATGTGCAATTGTCAAAATTACTTTTACTTTTTTAGGAATATTAAAAGCATCCCTATTATTTGGTAATTCATCGCTCCAAGTTGTTTTACCTTGAAATTTAAAACTCCATAAAATTGAAAAGTTTTTCAATCCACAACACTCGCATTTGTTTTCTGCTCTGTCTAATATCCGAAATCTTATTTGCTTCCAATTTGGCGGATAATTATTGTAATTGATTGGCATACTAAAATAATTCGTTTTTCTTTTTATTTTCAATACGTTCTGAAATCCAATTGTAATCCGTTTCAATTTTTATGAGTGCGAATTTCAAAATGCAAAGCGCATCAGAATTCCATAAACTTACTTCTGTTGATGGGAATTCTTTTTGCGCATACATTTTATAAAGGTTTTTTCTTGTGGTTTTATCAACTCCTTTTGTTTTAAATCCTAACGTTGACATCCAAGTTTGCGGAAAAACTTGCACATATTCAAATCCGTAATAAGTAATTAATGATTTTAAAGATTCATAATTGGCTAAAAGTTTTTGAATACGGAACTGCTTACCTTTGTTTTCTTCATCGGAATCACTCGTAAACATTTGCACTTTCTCAATGAAAACTATAACATTTTCGTTATTTTCTCTCACATAATCAAAATACCTATTCAAATCAGTAAGTACCTTTGGCATCTTTACAACGTGTTCTAATCTGTCTTTTTTCCAAATTGCAATCCCACCGCTCGAACCTGGATCAATTGATATGTAAGTTGTGTTTTTCATTTTAGAATAATGTTAGAGTTGCATTTTTTTCTGATACAAAGTCTTTATGATTTTTTGCATTTAAAGCGAAATAGCTTTCTTTTAATTCTATTGAAATTGATTTTCTATTCATTTTAATTCCGCAGCAACCTTCTGAACCAATCCCACCGAACGGACTAAAAACCGTTTCGCCTTCATTTGAGTATAAATGTAAAATTCTTTCAATTGTATCTAACTGAAGTGGTGCTATGTGTTTTTCATCATTTCCATCACGTCCAGAACGATATTGTAAAGTTCTTGAGTAATCAATATCATACCAAACTGGCGATGCATATTTTTGCCATAAATCAACTGGTAAATAATCTAATTTTGAGCTGTCAGTATCTTGATGTTTAATTGGAGTTTCGTTATCTCCTTCATTTCTGAAAAATAAAATGTAATCTGGAATTCCAACTCTTGACATAATGCTATCTTTTTTAATAGTTTTATGTAACAATCCTAATGCTTTTGTACGTTGCATTTCGGTTACTGGGTTTTTCCATATTGTTGTACGTGAGTGATAAATAAATCCGTTTTCTTGAAACCAATCAATTAACATTCCGCTAAAATCACGCAATCCAATATATCCTTCTTTACCTTTTTGAATTGGTAAATCCATACAATGAATAGCACACATCCTACCACTTTTTAAAACTCTTTTTAATTCTGGAATAAGGAATTTAAAATGTTGCTCAAATTGTTTGTAATCGCTTACATTTCCCATGTCTTCTTCTTTATCCGAATAAACATAAAGCTCTGCAAAAGGCGGAGAAAAAACTACAATATCCGCACAATTATCTGGTAACTTTTTAGTTTCTTGAACGCAATCCCCATTTATCAAATGATAGTTTTCTGTTTTAATTTCTTTGTTCATAATCTTTACTTTTGATTTTGCTGTTTTGTAATTTGTTTCTGCTGAATATAAAGCCATTTCTTTGATGCGTTCAAAGTGTTGTTTTTCTTTTTCTAAAATGGTTGCCCGTACATTTGTTTGACTTTCTGGAATAAGAATATGAACTACTACTTTATTCTTTTGACCGAATCTGTAACAACGTCTAACAGCTTGATAAAATGCTTCAAATTTAAAATCGTAACTCATAAAAACCATTTGACTACAATTTTGATAATTCATACCAAAAGAAGCGATTGAAGTTTTAGTGATTAGAGTTTTAAATTCGTTGTTTGCAAATCCGTTCAAATATTTTGCTTTGTATTCTGGTTTGTCAGAACCTTGAACATTAATTGCATTTGGAAGTAATTTTGCAAGTGTATCAGTTTCGTTATTTTTCAATCCCCAAACAATCCATTGATTATCATTTGAGTTAACAAGTTCTAAAGTTTTTTGTATTCTTAAATCAAAACTTCTATTCAAATCTTTATGTAATTCGGTTGCTGAAACTGCTACATCTCCAAATAATGAATTACTTGTATTTTCAACTGGAATTATATGCTCAATATATTCTATTTCTGGTAAATAATAACCATCCGAATTAAATCCTAAAGTTGCAGGATTGTCAATTGCAATACTCCAACTTGATACATATTTCCAAAAAGCATCTTTTGCGTGTTTTCTTAAACGCCATTTTGAAGTTTCTCCACCATCGTGAACAAAGAACATTGCTAACATTTCCAAATAACTCATTCCACCTAAAAACTCTGAATGTTGACCTAATTCCATATGATCATTTGGCGATGGTGTTGCGGTGCAACAAAGCTTATAAGGTGTGTTTTTAAATAAATCCATAATTAATGATGAAATTTTACCTTCACGCCCTTTTAAAATAGAGCTTTCATCTAAAATAACTCCAGAATAAATTGAAACATCAATATTTTTTAATTGATCATAATTTGCAATTTGAATAGGTGCGAAATGTGGATTATTTATATCATAACTTGCACTTACTATTTTATAATTAAACTTAACTCCTTCTGCTATTGTTTGTTCAATAATTGCTAATGGTGCAAGTATTAATACTGGTTTTTTTGTTTTATCATAAACTTTTGATGCAAAGTCAATTTGAGAAAAAGTTTTCCCAAGACCACAATCATAAAATAGAGCAAATTTTCCTTTTTGCAATGCAACTTTAACACCGAATTTTTGAAAGTCTTTTAATGATTTATTTAGTTTGTTTTCTGTAATTTCAAATCCACTTTCAATAAATATTTTTCTTTTTGTTTCTAAAAATGTTTCGTAGTCTAATTTACCCATCTTTTTTTTATTTGTTTTGTTTTAAAAATTCTCGAATGTCTTTTTTGTTTTGAATTAATGAATCGAAATAGTTTTTAATCGTTAGATTGTTTTCAATTCTTTGAGCTTCTAATTTTAATCCGTCAGATATTACTTTTTTCTCGAAATTTTCAATCATTTTCTTTTTATCGAATTTCGATATATGATTTGAAATTAAAAGTCTGTTATAGGCTCTTTTAAGGTTTTCATCTTTGTAAGGTAGTTTTTCAACTAAATTATTTTCGATTAAAACGTTTAAATGAACTTCTAAATCAAAATTAGGATTTGTTTGTTTGTTTTTGTATTCGTCAAAGGAAATAAAAATATCGTTAATTATCTCATTTGTAAGTCTTTTTTTTTCTTCATCTGAAATTTGCGATTCAACTTTTGGTAAACTTAACCGGACTTTGCTCCAAACTTCACTCGTTTTTTTCTGATACGCATTTAAAACTCGAGTGTAAAATTCATAACTGAACTCTTGATAATGGTTTCTGTCTGGTTTTCCAAATCTGTCATTAGGGAGAAACTCGTCAAGTTCTCCAACTGATAAAAGTTCAAATGCAAGTACAATCGAATTAAAACTTAAATTTTGATAAAATCGATTTAGTGCTTTCATAAATCTTGCACAAACATACTTTTTGTCGTTTTCATCTGAATACCATTTTTTGATTCCCAAATCTCTACAAATCAAAGGTACAATTACTGAAATCTGACTTACAATATACTCATCTTTCAAATCTCGAATAATTTCATTAGTAGTTGCTTTGGTTATTAAACTATCAATGTTTGACAATTTGCTTTTAACCTCTGGAACTTGCAACATTAATTGTCTGGCCCGAATTAGTTTGTTTTCCGATAATTCGAATAATTGTAAACTTTGATTTGTTTTGTCTGGTAACATAAAATTACATATTTAGATAGTCTAACATTGATTGAGTTGAAATTGCTTCTTTTGGTAAATTGTCAATCATTTTTAATTTGTTCTTTTGGTTGTCGGAACGCATGAAATTTCGAGCCGTTGCAATCCAACCTTTAGAAGTTCGTTTCTCTTTATCCTTTGTCAAACTCCAATCTCGAACTGCTTCAAAATAGTAATTTACATCAACTCCCATTTGTTCTAAAACTAAAAACTCTTTCTCGAAAATTATCCAATTACTTACGTTTGACTTTTCAAAAGTAGTTTTTATTTCTGAAATAGTTTCTTTTGTTCCAAATAACTCGGTTTGAACTGGTTTCTTTTTCTTTAAATTACGATTGTAAATTTGAATTGAAACCTTTGTTATTTCTTGCAGTTTTTTTAGTTCATCAATGCTTAAATGAGTTATTGAATCACTCGATAAATCAATAGTTACTTTTTTCATAATTAAGCTACTTTTAGTAATTCGCAAATTTTATCTTCTTTGAATTTTTCTTTTTCTGCATTCTCTAAAAATAAATCATATTCATCGGTGGATAAATCCATACAAGCATCAAAAATTTTAATTCTTTTTTCTAAAAATAACTTATCTGAAATTGGCACTTCAAATCTAATTATGTTTATTTCTTCATATCCGCTTTCTCTTAAAATAAAAGGCAATTGTCCAGGACGTGCGAAAGCAACTTTATAACTTGATTCTGGTAGATTATCATTGTACTTTATGATTTCTTCAAGCGTTTCAAAAAATGGCATAAAAACAATTAACTCTGCATATTTAGTTCCAAAAATACAAGCGTTGCTTACCAATTGCCAGTAAAATTTTTTCCCATCTTTGGCTTTACTAATTAACTTTTGTAATGCTCTTTTCATATTTGGATTTTCTATTTTCTTAACTCCACCCTCTGGAAGTTCTTGATACAATCCACTTACTAACTGACAAAATGCTTTTTTAGTCAAAGGACATTTAATATCCGTAATTGCATCTAAAATTAATTTTTTAAGCAATACTTTGAATTTTGAACCATCCGGAGTTCCTGCCCAAATTGGATATTTAGGATGTTCTTTTGTTTGGTCTGAATGAAATTTATAATCTTTTGGTAGTTTTTTATGAACGAATTTCTCGGTTAACTTCCCCCACTCAGTCGCAAGTACTTCTATTTCACTTTCTAAATTTTGAAGCAATCCTTTTTCAAATCTACATTCTTCAACGTATGTAAAAAAAGGACTTCCTATTGAATTTGCACTTCTACCCTCTGCAACTAATGAAACTATTGTACTTGATGTTGCTCTGCTTATTCTTTTGTTTGATAAAGCCATTATTTAATACTTTTAAGTTCGTCAATAATTTTTTGGTAATCAATTGTTTCTTTGTCTTCAATTATTCTTTCTATATGAAGTTGACTATCAAAATCAATTTTAGGCTTTTTTTCTTCATATAACTTTTTAAGTTCCGATAACTTTTTTTCATTTGAAATTTTTGGATTATTAGCAAAAGAATCAACTCTATTTAAGTCAGAACCAAATAATATTCCGAAATGATCACAAGCATCTTTTATTGCGTTTGATTTTGCATTAGGCAATGATGCAGCAACCGAATAAGGAATAAATTTTTCATCTTGCATTTTTGGTGCATCTGCTCCAACTCCATCGTGATAATACCAATTAAATGGACTTTCTAATTCTCTGAAATGAACTCGAACTGATACCGATGTAGCGTTGAAAATCTCTTTTGTATCTAAAACTTCAATTCGATAATTAAAGCCGAAAATTGACCTCAAAAGAAACTCACACTTGTCTATCGGTAAATACTTGTAAGTTGTTATTTCTGGATGTTGCTTAATCCAACTTGATGGTGGATTTTCATTTAAAAGCTCAAATAATTCTGAATTTGTAGAAATGCTTTTAAGTCTTTTTAAAAGGTCTTTTTCGTCCATTTTATTTTTCACTTTCAATAATAGTTACTAAATCCCAAATCTCACATTCTAAAATCGTTTTAATTTGGTTCAAACGATTAATACCTTTGATTTCTTGCTTTTGGGAGGCTTCCCAATTCTCACGGATAACGTTTTCTTCTTTGCTCAAAAATATCACATTTAAGTGCAAATCTAATTGTTTGTTTCCGTTCTTAATCCATTGAGATAATTGTTGCGGAAATACGCTCAATTCATCTGCAATCGACTTAATAGACTTTGGTTTTAAACTTGGATTGTTATCATTCCAAATTTTAATTGCTTCTTTGATTGTTAACTTGAATTTTTTCATCTTACTTTTTGTTGGTTTTTGCTTTGTTGTAATACTCGTCTGTAACTTCTGTGATTTCTCCTTTTTTGGTTTGAACGAAACTTTTAAATCCGTTGTGAGTTTTAAAAATTGTTCTACCATCTTTCAACTCTATAATTTGTTCTTTGCCTTGCATTTTAATTAATTTGTGAGTTATACAATGGGTTTTCTAATCTGATAGTTTCTCTATCTCTTTTGAATTTCTCGATTAAAGTTTCTGGAACAATTCCATTTAATCTGATTAAATCCATATAGAAATTATTCATTTCTATTTCTTTTGCTGTTTTTTGTACGATTTGATTTGCCATAATTAATGCCATTTATTTAGTTTTAAATACACTTTGTAAATCCCACAAAACACTATTAATACGATTGCTGTACACGCAAATAATAATGCTAACTCTTCCCAAATTGATAAATTTTTCATCTTTATTTTATTTTTCTTAATACTCTTGTTTTTCCATCTGCAAGTAGAAAATAGGAAAAGCCATCATTTAACTTCTCGGTTTCTTGCGCTTTTGCAATTTCTAAAGTTTTCTTTGCTGAAATCTTTGCCTTTTTTTCTTCTTGAAATATGGTTAAATCTGGAACTTTTTTATTAGTTGCCATAGTAAGTAGTTGTTTGATTTATTGTTTTGCTAAATTGTTTGTCGTTTACATCCGTTTGAATTTTCGGTATTCGAACCATTAAAACCATAGGTTTATAACTAATCGGTGTATTTGCTATCTTCAATAATCGAATTTGATTGTTTACGTGTGCTATTTCTTGAGTTCCCATAACTTAAATTTTGAAGTTTTTATCGTAGTAATTCTGTAAACGTTCTTTAATTTTAGTATCAATTTTAACCCTATTTAATAACCAACTTTTATTATAATCCCAATTCATGCAATCGGCTTGTTTTTGATTTGATTCAATTCTAAATTTTAGAATATTAATTAATCCTAAAATATTAATTGCTTTTTGGTGTTTTGCTATTGCATCCATGACTCGTAAATTCCGTTTAAGTTAGTATGATTTTTGTACTCAAATTTTCTCATTGGATTTAAAAAAGTATTTGGCTTTAATGAATTGAATTTATCCAAAAGCTCCGCTCTTTTTTCTGTGTTTGAAGTATTCGTATTAGCAAATTGAATTTTAACCATTTCTCTTTTTGCTAATTTCCAAGCATCTGTTAATGCTTGTGAAAATGTAATCTCGTAAGTTCTGAAAAGCTCCCAAGCCTTTGTTAAAATCTTTGATTTCATATTAAAAGTGTTTTTGTTTTGTTTTTCTTTTGTCAAAAGTAATAAATTTATTTTATATAAAAACAATATTTTTTATTTATTTTCAATATTTATTTTAAAGCATAAAAAAACCGCCCAAAGAAAGGCGGTTGAAACAAACAAAAATAAAAAGCCTTTTGGGTTCGGCTTCTGCAAATATATAATTTAATTCTAATAAAAAAACCTCTTTAAATTAATAAAGAGGTTTTAATCTATTTTTCAGTATATTTTAATTGCAAGGAGTAGGAGAAGGATTTATTAAAGTTGTACTTCCACCATTAGCACTTGTAAATTGTTCACTTACATGAACACTACCATCTACTGGACAATAACTCGCCCAATAAGTATTTCCGCTACTACACTGAAATAAATAAATTACACTTCCGCCAGGCGTTTCATTTCTAGTTTTAATAGCGCATCTACAACTTTCACATGGAGTTTCAACGCCATATGTTTCAAAATCTCTAACGATTTGAGTTATTCCATCAATTGTTTCTTGAGGAATTTCATCTTTAGCAGTTGAAATTTCTTGCTTCTGAATCGGAGTTTCAGAATTACTACACGCTGTCAGTAAAAATAATGACAACAAAATAAATAAGATTTTTTTCATTTTTAAAATGTTTTAATTAATAAATTATATTTCAAATATAGCAATAATTTTTACAAAATAAAAAAAGCGAATAAAATTAATTACTCGCTTTCCCAACTTAACCTATTTTAAAAATCTAACTACTTCAAAAGTAATACTTTTATTCCAATGTATGCAACTGCTCCCCAAAATCCGTATTTATAAATTGCCTTTGTAGTATTGGTTCGTTTATAAATCTTTTCCCAATTAATTATAATTCCATTCAAATCATTGGTTTCTGATTCTTTCAATGAATAGGCTTTTTCTAACTTTACGGCACTTTCTTTCAAATTTGATATTCGTGCTTGTGAAATACTATCTAGTTTCTTAAATCGCTCAATATCGAGTTTTTGAATACTATCGGTAAACTTCAAAAAATCGTAGTGAGTTAATTCATTAATTATTTTATTCGATTGGATTGAATCCAAAATCACTACTTTTTCTTGTGCGCTGGTCAAAGTAAGACTGCATATCAGAAATAGAATACTGATTAACGATTTTAAGTTTTTCATTGTAAATTGTTTTTAGTTTAATAATTGTTTTTTCTGATTTCTTTAACTCCAATTTAATACTATCATATTTTGATTGTAATGGATTGTCTTGAGCTTTTAATAAATCGTATTCGTGTTTATATTCTTTTGCCAATGCCTCATTTACTTTTGCATCGTTTGTCAATTCTACTACTTCTTTTTGTAGGCTTTCAGTTCTATTGAAATAAAGCGAACCGAAAAAAAGTAAAATACATCCGCAAATTATGTATGGAATGTATTTCTTGTATTTTTCTGGTATCATAGTTTAGAAATTTAAGTATGTTGTTTTTCCTGCAATTTTTCGAGCGATTAAAATTTGTTTTCTGTTTCCGCTTTTAGAAAATGAAACGTGTACCCAATCTGGATTTGCTGTTTTTCCAAATTCCCAAATAAGTTGATCAAACTCTAAATTGTTTTTAATCCAATGGAAAACTTCTGCATTTGTGATACTTGTTCCATCCATGTCAATATCCATTGCTTGACCTTTTGAATGTTGTGATGTTTGAGAACCTCCAACGGCTTTATTCAATTCTTTTGAACGATAACCACTACTAATATGGATTGGAACTGCGAAATGTTCTCTAATTGGTTGGAAAACTTTTTCTGCAAGTAATTGCATATTCTCAATATGCTCTTGCGTTGGTTTGTTTTCAATTCCTTTTCGTTTTGCGCTTTCTGAACGTAGCATTTCTGCTAACGATAAATTTTTTGATAATTGCATTTGTTTTTTGTTTTAAATTATTTTTTGTCATTTTTCCTAAATGAACTAAAAAGCAAATTTAGAAATCCGGTAAGCAAAGTATCAATGTCCCACTTATAAATTATAAACTCTGCTATTTTTTCTCCAGACATTGCAATTATAGCTATAAACATTGGAGTCATATTTTCACTTGAATATTCCAATACTAAAGGATATGACAAATAGGTTATTAAAATACCTACTATGTAGCTTAAAATGGCTCTCAAAGGCGTAATTCTTTCTTTACTCATCATTGTTGCTAATTTTATCGATACTCCGCTAAACGCAGGAAAAAATATTTTGCAAAAGAACTCATATAGTTGATCTAAAAAGTTGTGGTTTTCTCCTAACATAACGAAATATGGCTATTAATATTAATATTATTGTAAAAATTACTTCATTCAATCCCAATTCTAAAGGATTGAAAAACAATTCGTCAAACAAATTATTTATGCTCAATCCAAAAATCAAAAACGTACAAAATTTTTTGATGTGAGAATATAAATACAAACTTACAACAAAAATTAAAATAGCCTCTGAAATGTAATAAAAATGTTCTGGAAACATAAACGCAAAATTTCGCACTAATACTGAAAGCATCAATGCGAAAATTAAAAGTGCGTTTAATATTTTAGTTTTATCTATCATTTGGGCGACCTCCAACGATTAAAACTCTACAGTTTTCAGTACTTAAATCCTCTACCATTTTTAAAGCAGCACGCATTTGCTCTGGAGTTGCTACTGTGTCAAATGAAATGACAATAGTTTGTTCTAACATAATTTTTAAGTTTTATTGGTTAATTGTTCATTTATAATTTGGTCTTTTTTTGCGGAACCAGAAGAGTTTCCAAAATAGTAATTCATTGGTATTTGTTGTGATGCTACAATCGCAATTATAATTTGTGGGTCTGGTTTGTGATTTGAAAACAAACACACAAAAAAATATGTAAATGAACAAATCACAACTAT